AACAGGGGCTAACGCCAATACATGGGGAAACAATACTAATACAAACTTAGAAACACTTGATGCTTTTAGTGCAGGTTACTTATCTAAGTCCGTTGCAGGTTCAGCCAACGTCACATTGACATCAAATAATGCTGATCCCACTGCTGAATCCTCTAATAAAGTAATAGAATTTACAGGAACTTTAACAGGAAATATTTACGTATTTATTCCTGCTGTTGAGTCAAATTATATCTTTTTCAATAACACCTCTGGTGCTTTCAGTTTAACAGTAGCACCAACAGGACATGCTGCTAATGGTGTTGCTATCGTTCAAGGTTCTCACACTGTGCAATATTGCACAGGGGATACTGTTGTTGATCTCTTTGCAAATTCTTTAGGAAATCTTTCTGTAAAAAATAATGTGAATGTTGTAGGAACAGTTAATGCAACATCTTATGCAGGAGATGGTTCAGGTTTAGACAATGTAGGTTTTACTTCAGGAACAAAAATGGTTTTCTATCAAGCAGCTGCTCCAACAGGATGGACACAAGATACAGCATCAGCTTTATCCAATACAGTAATGTCGGTTGTCACAGGAACTGGTGGTGGTACAGGTGGTTCAACATCTTACTTCTCATCATTCTTAGCAACAACCGATAAATCTGCTCCCGCACAACCTGTTTCAGGTAGTGTTTCAGGAACAGTGGGGGGAACAACTTTGTCTACTCCTCAAATTCCTTCTCACCTTCACGAAACTCCAGGTTCGACAGGATCTGGAAATGATAACTCTATTTTTGAGGCAGGAAGTCAACCTGAACAAAATTTCTACGTAGACACTACCAACACAGGAGGAGGCGGAAGCCACTCACACCCATTTAGTGGTTCTTTATCAACTGCAACAGCAGATGTGACAATCCCTGCCGCTAATGTCAAATACGCAAACGTAATTGTCGCTACCAAAGATTAATGCCCATATTTGATCCAGATGGAAAATGTCCGTTACTGAATAAAAAATGCATTAAGCATCAATGTCTTTGGTATAATATGCTTCAAGGCAAACACCCTCAAACAGGATTAGATGTTCAAGAATGGGGCTGTTCCATAGCATGGCTCCCTTTACTATTAGTTGAAAATTCAGCAAAAATGACAGGAGTTCAAGCTGCTACAGAGTCATTTAGAAATGAGATGGTAAAAGGACAAAATGTAATGAATAATATACTAGCCACTAATCCTAAAACTAGAAATGAAATAAAAAATATTAGCAGTCTTTTTGGTAAAATAGGTAATCATCAAAAAGCGATTGAAAAAAATAATCCCAATTTAGAGGATGAAACTATTAGACAACTTAGTAATAATAAGGTAAAAACAAAGAAAGGAAAAAAAGATGGCAACAACAGTAAATAACACAACTGCTAATCAAAAAATAACCATCATTTTTGATGCTGGTGTTAACAAAACTAATTCAAATGATGGTCCTAGATTTGGTACAGGTAATACTGAATCAGATGTAGTTATTGATAATAAATCATATTTAAATGTTCGATCTCACACTGAGATTGATGCTAATGTCCATGCACTCCAATGGAATGCTACGACGAATACAGGTGAGCTAGAATATATTGACAATAGAGAAAATGAATCTTTATCTTCTTTTCCTGGGTGGGCAACAAATGTTGTAATAAGATGTGAAGCACAAGACGTTTGGAAAGATAGTTATACTGCAAATCTTTCAGAGCAGTTCACTGCATGGCAAACAGCGAACCCAGAAGCCAATGTGGAAACTTACATCGCTAATACTTCTCAAGCAACTAATGTTGCTAATGTCGCAAGAACAAATTATCTTTCAGGACATAATATTACTTTTTAGTGGACAACTATATTTTAGAAGTTCGTAAATCAATTCCTCAAAAAATTTGTGATAAGATTATTTCTTATTACGATAAAGAATTAATAGACGCAAAAATAACAGCGGGATTAAATAAAGAAATACGAAATTGTTTAAGAAAAGAAATTCTTTTTCCTAAAACTTTTGGTGAGACAATTTTATCTAATTATATAAAATCTAAAATTTTTGAATTAGCTAAAAGCTATCAAGATAAACACGCTCATGTATATTTTTCAAAAATATCTCAATTAGAAATTTTAAAATATGAAGCAAATGATTATAAAGCTGGATATAGGTATCACGTAGATTTTGGCAGTGAATCTACTAAAAGGCTTTTATCAATTTCAATAAATTTAAATAATAATTTTCAAGGTGGAGAATTTGTTTTTGATTTTTCAAATCAATTTAAACAATTTTCTCAAAATGTAGGAGACGCTATAATTTTTCCCTCTAATTTTATGTTTCCACATCAAGTAAATAAAATTACAAAAGGAGTAAGATATTCGCTCATAGCGTGGGTTGTATAATGGAACCTTTATTTATAAAAGAATTTTTACCAAATCAGTTGTTAAATCTTTGTTATTCCTATTCTATAATAAAATTTTCTAATAAAAAGTTATTTAAAATTGATTCTCAAACTAACTCTTTGATAGGTGAGTATGGAGATTATTTAATGGAAACTATAATGGATATGAGCACTTCTGTTGTTGAACAAAATGTTGGTAAAAAATTATGGCCCACATATTCTTATTTTAGGATTTACGACAAAGGTTCAGATTTAAAAGTACATAAAGATCGAGAATCTTGCGAATACACTGTTGCTTTGTGTTTAGGAGCAGATCCTATGGATAAACCCTATGAAATATTTATTGGGGAAGAAGATAAAGATTCTGATTACAAATATTATAATAAAGAAAATTATAATAGATACAGAATAGATTATAAATTTTCAATGTTACCTAACAATGCCTTAATATTTAAAGGAATGGATAAATTTCATTGGAGAGAAATTTGTACACATGATCATTTTATTACTGTGTTTTTACACTATGTAGATCAAGATGGTCCTTACAAAGATTTTAAGTTTGATAAAAGACAAATATTAGGAGAAAAAAATGATTAAACCAGAAGAATTAAAAGATAAAAATTTTAAAATATTTTTAGGAATGCCAATGTATGGTGGAATGTTAACAGAAAACACAATGCATGGCTTATTACAATTACAACAATGGTCCATGGCTCATGGTGTAGGAATGCGAATGCAATCCATGGGTAATGAAAGTTTAATTACTCGTGCTCGTAATACCGTTGTTTCCATGATGATGGATCAAACCGATTATGTTGCTACTCATTTGTTATTTATTGACTCTGATATTGGCTTTCAAGCTGAAAATATACAACGCATGCTTTGTTTTGATAAAGATGTTGTTTGTGGAATCTATCCTCGTAAACATGTTCATTTTGAAAAAATACCTCAAATACTAAAAGATAATCCTAATGCGACTCCTGAGGAATTAGAGGTTAAATCGCTAGGGTATAATCTTAATTTTGATGATCCCATGAATGTCAAAATGGAAAATGGTTTTTGTAAAGTACAAGAAGCAGCGACAGGAATGATGCTAGTGAAAAGAGAAGTCTTTCGCACCATGATGAAAAAGTTTCCTGAGCGTAAATATGAATCTGATCAAATTATCAATGGTAAATCTTTTAAATCTGATAATTGTTATGATTTATTCTGTGCAGGTATCTACGAAACAAAACCAGGCACTAAAAGATATCTATCCGAAGATTATTACTTCTCTCGATTATGGCTAGAATGTGGGGGAGAGATATGGGCAGATATAGCGATGCCTCTAACTCACTTTGGAAATAGAGCTTTTAAAGGTCATGTTGGTTCTTTATTTCAGAAAAAATAAATGAATTTTCCTTTACTTACTTATGGTTTTATAGAGTGGCTTGAAGAACAAGATGTAAAAGAAAAAACTTTAATAGAATTTGGTTCAGGAGATTCTACTATTTATTTTAGTAATAAATTTAAAAAAGTAATTACTTACGAGGATGATTTACATTGGCTTCAAAGAATTAAATCTTTTAATTTACCCAATGTTGAAGTAAGACAACTTGGTCTTTCTTTTTACAAGCAAAATTCTCAATGTTTTAAAGATGCTGATTTTATACTAATTGATAATAATCCTCGTCAAAATAACTATAGGCTTTATGTGGCTGAAGCTTTAATAGAAAAAATAAATTATAAAAATGACTTGATTCTTGATAATGGTAATTGGAATGGTGACGCCTATTTTTATTTAAGAAGTAAATATAGATATTTTAAAGATTTTACAGGTCTTAATAAAAGAGGCGAAGACACAGTAACTACAATTTTTAGCGAAAGAATATAGCTTTGGATATTTCTTTATTACAGTCTTCTTCTAATTCAATAGGCAGCGTTTATATTATTTATGATTATTTATATAATAAAGATTATTTAAATTTTTTAAGAGAAACTGTCTCTGATGCAGTAGACAATAAACCTCAAAACAGGACTACTAATGTTAAAGCAAAGTCGACAGATTGGCGGTCTTTACTAGAAATTAATGAAATGAATAATTTTCACATGAGAGTCCTACACACTCTTAAAATTATTTATAAACTAAGAACACTTAATCCTACTTCTGTTGTAGAATTTAGTTTGCAAGAATCATGGGGAATGAAACATAAAAAAGGAGATTACACCGCAGAGCATACTCATATCCCCATACCTTGGTCTGGAGCATTTTATATAGATGTTCCATGTGATAATACATACATGAATTTCGCTGATTATAATTCAACAGTTAAACTACAAAGCAATATGTTAATTCTTTTTCCAGGAACGACTAAACACGGGGTATCTCGCCATACTAGCGATAAAGAAAGAATTTCTATGGCTTTTAACATTACTTGGAAAACGTAAATTTGTGTTATATAGTGGCTAAATGCCACTAACTAATTTTACAATAAAACCAGGCATTAATAAAGAAGTCACGGATTACACGGGTCAAGGACAATGGGTAGACTCAGATAATGTACGCTTTTTTAATGGCCTTCCCCAAAAAATTAAAGGTTGGGACAAGTTTGTTGAAACCACGATTGTTGGTGTCGTACGAGATCAACATGCTTGGATTGCGTTAGATGGCACAAGATATGATGCCTTTGGCACGGATAGAAAATTATACGTTTATGAAGAAGGGTTAATTTTTGATATTACTCCGATTCGAGCAACTGAAGCTTTAACCGATCCTTTTACGACGAATGGCACAGCCACTGTTTTAGTCACCGATTCAGGTCATGGTTGTGAACAAGGTAGTTTTGTGACCTTTGATTCTTTCTCTACGATTGATGGACTTGATATGAATCAAGAATTTGAAGTAACTTCGGTTGTCAATACTTCTGCTTATACCGTCACTCATACTTCGACTGCAACAGGTTCAACGGCAGGTGGTGGAGGTGCGGGTAATGCAGCTTATCAAATTAATCCTGGCCCAGCTTTCTCAACTTCTGCTTATGGTTGGGGAACCGATGGTTATGGTTTAGGTGGTTGGGGCAGTCCTTCTACTTCTTCTAATGTTACTTTGGAAGCAAGACAGTGGTCACTCGATAACTTTGGTGAAGATTTAATTGCGACCGTTTTAAATGGTGGTACCTATCGTTGGGATACTTCTGTGGGAGTAGGTACACGAGCTGCGATTGTAGCGAATGCTCCTACCACTTCACGACTCAGTTTAGTTTCTTCTCCTGATCGACATTTAATTTTATTTGGTACAGAAAATACGAGTGGTACCCAAGATGATTTATTACTTCGATTCTCGGATCAAGAAGATATTAATAACTATACTCCCACCGCAGAAAATACAGCAGGTTCACTAAGGATTGCCGACGGATCACGGATCATGGCTGCTGAACGCTCGAGAGGTCAAACATTAGTATGGACAGATACTTCTCTTCACTCTTTACAGTTTATTGGTCCTCCTTTTACTTTTGGTCTACGACAACTCGGTCAAAACTGTGGAATCATTGGGCAGCATGCAGGCATAGATTTAAACGGTAATAGCTTTTGGATGTCACAAGATTCTTTCTATACATTTGATGGTTCGGTGAAAAAACTGCCGTGTACCGTGGAACAATTTGTCTTCAACAATATCAATCAAACAGCTTCCGAGAATGCTTTTGCCGGGCACAATGGTGAGTTCAATGAAATTCTTTGGTTTTATGCAAGAACAGGTTCGGACCAAATCAATGCAATTGTTGCTTATAATTACCAAGAGGGTACTTGGTGGACAGGAACCTTGGCTCGTACATCTTGGGTTGATCGAGAGACGTATGATAATCCTATTGGTACGCAATATCTAGGTAATACGACTGCCAACAATGAAACAATTCTAGGACTAACTTCGGGTGCAACACAAATCTATTTACACGAACAAGGCAATGATGCCGACGGTGAAGCAATGGATGCTTATTTAAAATCAGGTGCTGTTCAAATAGGACAAGGAGACGATTTCTCTTTTGTCTCTAAATTAATACCTGATGTTCAAAACCAAAGTGGTACTCTCAATCTAGATTTTGAATTTTTACGTTATCCGAATGATGCGAATGCAGTCACTAAATCAACAAGCTTTACCTCTGGAACAGAAAAAGTAGACTTACGAGGAAGAGGAAGACAGTTCACAGCGAATATTGTATCCAACACAACAGGCACAGCTTGGCGACTAGGGACAATGCGTTTTGATATTCAACCCGATGGTAGAAGATAATGGCTAAATTAACCTTACAAAGATTCCCTGATCCCACCCCTGAGTATCAAGCTCAGAACTTTAATGAATTAATTCGTGTTTTAGAGGCGTTGATTCAACAATTAAATACGACCTATACAGTGGACTCGGAGAACAAATCCGAAGCAGAGGCATGGTACTTTAGTCGATGAGTTGTAATAATGTTAATATAGAACCAACCGTTATTGGTGGGGGAGATGGTTCAAACGCTTATGATGCATTTGGAAGAC